AAGCATGAGAGAAATTAACAAACTGATAAGCGGCTACAATTTCAATGCGGGCAGCATTTCCCGTATCAAGTACATTGTTATTCATTATGTGGGCGCACTGGGCGGAGCAAAGGAGAACTGCCAGTATTACGCAGGCGGAAACCGCAACGCCTCTGCGCATTATTTCGTAGGATTTAACGGGGAAATCTGGCAGAGCGTAGAGGATAAAAATATAGCGTGGCACTGCGGGGAGAGCAGCTATAAGCACGCCGAGTGCCGGAATGCAAACAGCATAGGTATTGAGCTTT